GCAAAGCCTGCGCTTATCCAATGGTTGCAGCGTCAAGTCCTGATGGCGGCGCTTACCTTGCCTAGGAATCCTACTGAGACGGAAGATGAATACATCGAACGTATCATGCATGATTCAAAACAGGAAGGTAAGGCCGCAGCAGATAAAGGCACCGAAATCCACGAAGCCATTCAAGGTTTTTATGAGGGGAAAGGTCTTGGTCAATATCCAGTTGAGGTTGCTACAACATCGGCGAAAATCCGGCAAAAGTATGGACATCAAGAATGGATCGCAGAGCGAAGCTTTGCCCATGATCTTGGGTTCGGCGGGAAGTGCGACCTTCACTCCAAAGGAATCGTCCTTGACATCAAAACCAAAGAGTTTAGCGACCCAGAAGAAGTAGTGGGCTATGACGAGCACCTGATGCAACTTGCGGCGTACCGTGTGGGTCTTGGTATGCCTGATGCTGTATGTGCTAATGTGTTCGTCTCCCGAACAAATTCCAATTTAGTTGTGATCAAAGAATGGACGCAGGACGAATTGACAAAAGGTTTTGGGATGTTCCATCACCTATTGCAGTTCTGGATTATCAAAAACAAATATCAACCTATGCGAGGTAAAAATGCTGAGTGACGATCAAATCAAACAAATATTCTTTTACGTTAAAAGCGACGATCCAAATGGTATGTACGCAGACGAAGTGGACATTCTGGAATATGCTCGTAAAATTGAAGCATTCGTCCGTATTGAAGCTATGCGTGAAGAGCGTGTTGAGTGCGTCAAACTTGTTAAATCACTCAACCATGAGGTGGCTAAAGCTCTGGAGGATTATCGTAGATGTGCGGAGAGGAATTTCACCTAGACTATGACGTCATCAAGGCTAATGCGACCTTATTTGATTTGGGACAAACCACTCACATAAACCGCATCGCTAAGATGATTTGGACAGCCTATCAAGAAGGACATGACAACGGGATTCTGGAAGCTAAACACAACTTCAACCAGATGAACATCCTATTGTTTGGAGAGGCTGGACACGCATAAAAAGATCCCCGGTGATTAGCCGGGGATAAAAAGACCCTGCGGTCTCAAGGAGATTAAATCAGTACGCTCCGGATGATATGGCGAGCTGTTCGTTGAGTTCTTTTTGCTTTGCGGGAGGTAAAGACATGTAGTAGTCATACAGGTCTTTGCCCGCGCCCGCAGCCGTAATTGCTGCTCCTGTAACAACAGTGGGCGCGGTTGGAATCATCATTAACGCCCCGCCCAACCCGCTCGCATATTTGCTCAAGGCTTGAGTCTGATTACCCGCTTTCCCGGCCTCGTAGCCTTTGTAGATATCACGCGCAGCTAACGCCCCGCCTAATGGTCCTAGTAAGGGCTTAACCTTAGAGATAACCCTAGCGAGGGGCGACTCGGCAGCCAAGTCAGCCGCCGCCGCGGCATGCCCCCCTAAGTTTTCAAACTTCTGCTGAGCCTCCAAAGCGGCTCGCTCCAGGGGCGTGATTTGGGCTTCTCGCGAGTTGATATGCTCGAGGAGCTTGTTTTCAGCAGATTTTTTAGCGCTGGCCGCGCTACCGGCTGCGGTTTTCTGCTCTTGGTAAAGATCTTTGAGCATTGCCAGCTTTTGCTCTTGCGGTATGGAGGACTCGATAATTTTCTTATACGCCGCGTCAAACTCGGTTTGCATAGGCGCTGGGGCGAGCACCCCCATAGGGCTGCTGGCCGTAATGCCTGGGAACTCCAGGGTGATGCCGCCGGGCTTGACCAGCCCTTCGGTTTGTAACGCTTTTAAGCCGGTTTTACCCGCCGCACCGTGTTCCGCAATTTCTTGAGTTCTCGCTTGGTAGCCGGTTTGGCTCGCCCTACCCGTGACCGTATCCGGCGCGGCGCTTCCGGTCCCCTGTATTTGGCGGGTATGCTCATCGGGTAAAACAATTTTCTGGGGAGCCTCGCCCGACGGCGCTTTAGCTTTTATTTTTTCCTCAATATAAGCGTTACGAGCTTTTTCAAGATCATTCTTTTCCATCAAGTGCAGCTGCGCGAGGTCATCCGACTGGCGCTTTAATGCATCAAGTTTCAATTCATAATCTTGAATACCAGCTTGATGAGCAGATTGATTTTTTAGCCATTCATCTCTAGCGAGCTGCGCAGGGTTAGGAGCAGCCTCTGGTGCGACGTAGTCTGGGAAAGCCTTTGCTACTTTGCTGCCTGCCATGGCTCCCAGCCCGGTAGCAGCGATATCAGGCAAAGCGTTAAGTGTGTTTAGCGCCTGGCCTACGCCGCCCGCTGCGGGAGCACTCGGAGCGCTACTAGCGGGAGCAGCAGCCTGCACCGGTGGTGTAGCGACCTGCGTAACGGCCTGCGTAGAGGACTCCGGCGCGGGTTGAGACATTCCTGCCGCTAGGTCGGAATAAATTCCACCCAGTTTATTCATGCGGTTGATTGACTCTTGAAGATCGTCGCTCATTATTGCACCGAATTTGAAATGATGTTGGAAATATCGCTATAGCGAGTGTTGTAGTCGTCATTTATCCGTCTATATTCGGGGGATGACAAAAACTTATAAGGCCTATCGGTAGTGCCGGAGGTCTTATTTATGTAGTCATGGTAGGCTCGACTCAAATCTAAACGATGGTCATTTCGAGTGTTTTCACGCAGGATGAACCCTTTAATAATGTTCACCGGGTCGCGCACGCTCGCCATGGTTTTTTCTTCTTTAATAATGTCAGCGTTGCTTATCTGTGGACCAAAAGCGCTCTTCATTGCCTGCGCTTTTTGAACGAAGATCTGGCTGAGCGCCATGTCTAGCTGGCGGAGCTTGTTCTGCTGGTATGGGCTGAGCTGTTTAATCAGACCGTCATACACGTCAACCGAAAGACCGAAAGGACCAACTTTTACTCCGTCCCTAGCCATAGTAGCAAGACCCGAGGCCACCCCAGGCTGCTTAAACAACAGACCGAAGGCATCCTCCATTTTGGGGTCATTCAATATATTAGTGGCAGTTTTAAACACTCCACGGTTATCGGCTAGGTCGCCTTCTTTAATAGTCGCTAGCTCTTTGAGCGAATCGGCGGCGGGTGCTTCCCTAGCTGATTCAGCTTTTTCTAATTGCTGACGCTCAAATTCTTTTTGAGCCAGTATGTCTTTTTGCGCCGACTCAGGCACTAATGCGGAGGGTTTATTCTCCACCGCGCCAGAAACCGCCCCCGGCTTCATAGGCTCGTAGTGAACGGGATCTTTCTCCGGATTAGGACGGTACCAGCCCAGCGAGTTCATGAATTTCTCGGGTACAGCGCGAGGGACATCTAAGGCGTTAGCGTGGAACACCTTTTGGTCTGGGTAATCCGCAGGATTAACGGGCGTGAAGACGCTCTTATCGCCCGCTTTCCAACGGTCATAAAGAGCCTGCTGTTCTTCACGAGAGCGGCTGGAGGAAAGCTGGTCTGACTTCAGGTCATACATATTAGTAAGCGCGTTGACCACTGCTTCCCGTGGTACTATGGTGTTGGGCGCAGCGACCTGCGTGGTGTTTGTAGCGGGTTGCCCAACCGCGGGGGCTTGCGCAGCCGTAGCGGGTTGCGGCTGACGACCGCCCACGTTGGGTAAAATAGGAGTAATACCCGTTTGAAACTGCGTCTTTAGCCCTTCGTTGTAGGTTTTTATTTGGTCGTTAGTGAGGGTGTTAGACTTGATACCGAAGTCTAGCATTTTCATCTGCGTGTCAATCAACCCTTTCAACTGCTCAGCCGCCCTAGTACCCGGCGGGGTGAGCTGCTGCGCACGAGCTAATCTCATAACTAACGAAGGGTCTGCGATAGCGCCTTCGGGAGTCGCGAATTGCTGGGCTACTTCGCCTAGGTTCTGACCGCCTAAAGCGTTGAGTAATATGTTCTGAGCGCCGACTTCTTGGGCGGTTTGAAATTTCTGACCAGCCAGTGCAGCACGCATCTGAGCAATGGCAGGAGCACGTGCTTCTTGCTCTTCTTGCTGTTTGCCTAGAGTCTCAGCAACATTACCAAGGGATTCCCCAAAAGACCCTGATCGAGTAGGCTTAGCAAAACCAGCAGCTACATTCCACCAGTTCGTTTCTTGTCGTCCTTCAAGAGCTTTTAAAGCCTGGTTTAAGGCATCAAAGTATTCTTTCTGAGCATCCGGATCGGTGCCGATCATTGTAGGTGCTGTAGGAAGTGCGCCAGTTGCCATAATTTATTCCTTAGTCGCCAACACCAATATAAGAAGGTGAAGCCGGTATGTTATTTAAATTTAACCCAGAACCAAAGCCGTTATTTGTTAAATAGCTTGCATTTGAAGGAGACAATCCAGATGTATTGGTAAACAACGTGGACGGATTATTTAGCATCGAATCTGCAGTAGTTTGACCAGCTGTCGTCGTATTGTAAGGATCTAGACTGTTAAATGTTGGGGTTGTATTTGATCCAAAATAACTACCTACAGCATTCCCAATCGCCTGACCGAACGGCGTGTTGCTTATTGCACCGATCGTACTGCCGAGCGTAGCAATTTGAGACAACGGCGAATTCTGGTAAGCACCCGGTATTGGGCCTGTATAGGTAGACGATACAGAAGTAGGAATCTGAGCGCCTTGGAGCAATCCAGCTTCAGCTTGAGCCATCTGCAGCGGAAATAGCTGCTGGGCTTGCAAAATCTGCTGCTGTTGTGTGCCAAGCGTATCTAGGGCATTGACATCACCTAAGCCTAAATTCTGCGTTGTGGTGGCTAATTGACCGCCTATTTGCGCAGCATTGGCTAAGTTCTGTTGACCTTGTGACGCCAACGAGCCTGCTGTTTGACCTAACTGACCCTGCAACACAGCTTGGGCTTGCGCTTCGGTCATGGCATTTTGATACCCAGTGTTCAGCGCATTGGCTTGTAGGGCAGTAGTCTGTTGGCCATATTGACCTAAGTTTGATGCCAATGCCTGAGCACCGCGTTGTGAACCGAATTGACCCGTACCCACTAGCCCCGCAGTTGTCTGCGGAGCGACGTTGTTCATTACATTCTGTTCAGCCAGATTACCAATCTGCGAAACCACGTCATTGACGTAAGGATTCATATATTGATTGACGGTGTTGTAGGTCGGATTGGCGGCAGAACTGAGGTAAGGCTGCGCAGCGCTTAACGGCGAGGTAGCGTTAATTGATGAGCCTAAAGCGCCGGTAGCTTGGTTCAACGTCGGTTGGTAATTACCTACGTTAGACTGAGCGAGGTTATACGCCTGTTGCTGCATTGGCTGAATACCGATAAACTGGGCATTCTGTGCTGCTTGAGCGCCCTGCTGGGCAATATTCTGAAGATAGTCCGTGTACCAACTAGGCGCTGCAGTTGCCTGCTGTTGCGTCGTAGTAATATTGGGCAGTGCTGCACCCTGTGTCAGCGATCCGCTACTGGTTGACCCTGCAGTACCGATATCAGCAGGTGTTGTGTAAGTTGAGCTAAGTCCGACGCCAGCCATAATTAAACCCTATTTGCTTTGCTAAGATTTTCCTTAGCGTGGATGATTTGTAAATTCCAAGGAACATGAAATCCAGATACATTTTTTCCTTGCAATGGAACAATATGATCAACGTGGTAATCAAATCCTATGCTACGCCATGCATTGCACAATTCATAAATTGAATCAATTTCCAGCCAATGCCCAGTATTTAACCAAGATGGTGTACGTTGAAGTTTTGCAGCACGACGTTTAGCCGTAGCAGCATAAACTTGTTCAGGATTTTCTTTTTTCCATTGTATGGAATGAAAATTATTAGTTTTTTTATTATATTCCTTACGACAATCTGACAGTTTTTCTTTGTTGTTTTGGTAATATTTTTTTGATGTTGCAGTTCTGCTATTTTTACCATTTTCAGTTTGCAGCCATTTTTCTTGAAGATATCTATATTTCAATCCTTTTTTGTATTTATCTTCAGCAGACATTGCATCACGTTTTATTTGTGCTTTTTCAACATTGCACATTACGCAAGAACGATCAGAAACAAGTCGTTCACAGATGTGACCTTTTTTACAAGGTCTTTCCGTAAAATAGCGAACAAAGCCTTTTAACTTTGCCTCTGCAAGTTTTTCACATTTCTTCATTCATCCCTCTGAATGTATTTTTCAGCATCTTTCATATATTGTAATGGGGACTTGGCTTTAGGCGGTATTTCATCAAGCGGAGCTGATCTCTTATGTGCTCTAATTGCCTTCCTCATTCCATCTAAAACAGCCGCACCAGAATCTGAATCGCCATTTCCCAAAGCCGAAACCGTATCTGCATCCCAGACAAATTCCCCGGATGCGAGCATTGCAGGCACTAAATCAGCCTGACCGTCGCCGCGTCCCTTAACATAATGACCAGTTGCGCCAGTAATAAACTCGGGTACATGATCCTGACCTCCATCTCTGAAAGAGGCTAAGACACCACCCCCACCTGCATAACCTGCCATACCGCTTTGGATTGAATTCTTATCAATTGATAAGGGCGTTTGAGCGGTCGTGAATTGCGTGGTTTGAGCTGGTGAGCCATAGGTGTAATAGCTAGGCTGCTGAGTATTGCCTACTGAAGATTGACCGCCCACACCAGAGGGGATCATGCCGTTCATGGCAAACTGACGCATCAAGCTGGGGTCTAAGTTAGGAAGTAACATTTGTAAATTTGCATCCCCTGCTGTAATGGGTTTTTCTGCAGTTGGTGACCAAGTCAATTCGGTAGCTTGCAACGGATTGCCGTTGTTGTTCCAAGGGCCATTTGCGCTATAAGATTGAGAACCTTGACTAGATGACCCTTGACCTGATGCGCCTTGACCAGACGATCCTTGGCTGGATGCGCCAGAACTTGTAAGAGCGCTAGTTAAAGCTTTCAAAGCTGATGGCGCAAGCTTACTTAAAGCAGAAGTATCAATAGGTAAGCCGGAAGACGTCAATGGCGAGAGAGTAGTCCCAAGCGTAGATACGCCTGTTAATGGGTCAATGCCCCAACTAGCAACGTCTTTTGCAATTTCTGGCGCAATTGCGTTATATCCTGCAGCAGCGCCTGATCCAACCCCTACACCGGTGCCTAACGCATCACCCATACCGGCTGAAGTTGTCCAAGGTGCTCCTTCTTGCGCCATTTGGGTAATAGTTGAAAGGTTGCCGGCACCTGTCGTAGAACTCATATCTAGCCCAAGATTTGTTAAGCTAGATGGCGCATTGGCTAGTGAAGTTGCTGGCATATACGCCGAACTAATTCCCGAACCCACGCCGCCTGTTGTACCAGCAACATTGCTGCTTAATAAGCCGGCGGTGTCATATGCCCCCGGTGTCATACCTAGTGCATCAACCGTACCTGCACCTGCTGCCGCTGCTCCGCCGAGAGCATCAAGCGCACCAGCGCCTCCGATAGTGGCTGCCACCATTCCAACACCTTTAAGCGCATCCAAAAGACCAGTGTTGTAATCGGTCTGTGGAATAGCTAAAGCTGTGGTATATCCTTGTGGAACTGAGCTTGATGGGTTCCACTGAAATTGACTAGATGCATAAGACGTTGGCGTACCGCCTTGATCCTGTTGTGTTACACCATATTGAGCAACTACTTTACCTGTTTTCGGGTCAACAAATGAAGTAGGCACGCCTTCATATGTAGTGCCACCGGGTATGTACCCTTGGTTTTGATAATATTGAGCGCCAGCAGCAAAACTATTTGGATCACCCGCAGTATTGGTAAACGGCGTGCCGCTTGCAGATGCTGCCGTAGCGGTGTCACGAATGACATTACCCACAGTAGCGTTTGGATCGTTATATGCCGAAACGGTTTGGTTAATCCAATCCTGCGTTGGCGCTGTACCCATTACCTGTTGGTATGCCTGTGCAACATTTTGCGCAGTAACAGGCTGTGAAGCCAAGCTCTGATTACTCATCACGGACGGGTCATTGGACGTCTCCCCCGTATCACTTACGTAATAAGTGCTCCCATCGCCAGATTGAACTTGTGACCATGCCATAATCAGCCTTTACCTGTAATAGGCAACACTGTCATTGCCTCTACCATACGTTCTGCCCATTCTTGCCAAGTACTAAATAACCTAGGGTCTGCAACGGCAGAACTATTAAAATACCCAATTCCTAACATACCTTCCGCCCAGCTGCGCCATTGATCCTCTGGCACCGTGCCGAGCTGGTTCGCCGCAAACAACTCATTCATGCGAGCGCACCAATGATTCCAGTCATGCCCACGGGGATCATAGACTATCATGGGTTACCTGTACCACGAACATCACTGATTTCAGCGGATATTAAAACATTACCCATCTGATAATCGCCACCTACGACGTTACTATTAAACTTTAATCTAGGCTCACGGCGCTGCTCACGCATATCAACTTTTAACGTCGTGGGGTCAAACGGATACGGACCACTCACCTGATCATTATCATCCGCATAACTACGTCCAGTAACGTAGATGTCCATTTCACCGGACTGGATGAAATCAGGTTCAACACGCTCTATTCTCATCCAGTTGTTTTGACCTTGCACGGTCTGGCGGGAAAGCCCCGGTCCACCCGTGTTATACCCGATGCTATTGGTTTCAAAGTAACTTTGAATTGCTGTTTGCGTGTTCTGGTAGATTTGATCTACACCTGTCTCATGTTGCCACAAGATAGTGTTCCCGTTAGTATCCTCATCATTGCCTGCCCAAACGGGGAATCTGAACACTTCTGTAAACACACCTGCGGAGCGTCTTGCGCCTAGCGCCTGACCAGCATCGTACCAAGTCTTTTCACGCACATTGTAAATAATGGCGTCATTGCATTCTGTAGCATCGCCTCGAGGGTAAAACCACCAAATCTCACCCCAACGTGGCACTTTTGATACCCATACTTTCTGACGCTGAGCATAGTTCAGATTGTCAAAAAAGTAGTTCATGTTTTGCGTGTTTTGCATTTCCTGCACGATACCGTTGTAGCAAAGGAATCTGTCTGTACCGCACCAGTAGAAAATACCGTCGTATTCAATAATGGAGGATGAAGAAAGTAGTGATGATTGGCAGCTAATCAGGTCGTAACCCCAGTACGTCGTACTGGTGGTTGAGCCTGAGCCTACCGAGACTGGGTTGTAATAAACCCGAATGATACTGTCCAAAGACCAGAACAAGCCACTAGGGGAAGTAGTACCGCCACGCAGAGGCATACCCTTAACAATCTTGCCAGTAGCGACGTTGTTCGCATTCGCATCTGCTGCCACCCAGTTCTGAAAATTACCCGCCGACGAGTTCTGAATCAATCCATTATTGCCGTATACAAACAAATAAGGATAAATAATGCAGCACCCACCTGACACACTAATCTGATTATCGAATGTCAATGTTTCAGTGCCAGTCGTGCCTGTATAGTTATTTGAAAATGTCAGGTCAGTATTGCCACTATTTACGATGGCTTGGGTTACCGTTGTGCCAGCGACGAACCCTGCGCCTATTACTAACTGTCCGGGGTATACCAATCCATTCACACCCGTAATCACGCCAGTATTTGTGCCGTTTGTGAGCGCTACGGAGGCGGTAAATTGACCTACCTCAGATAACGATCCGCCGGGAAATGTGCCGTACAACACCGGGGTATCGACAGTGCTACTAATGTCATTGAGGTTCTGACCGGGGTGCGCAACGATTGTTGTAGCTCCGCCGCCGTTGGAGTCATATCCAATGTCAAACTGCCATAAGTTATTTGGGCTAGATGTAAACCCAGACATCGTGATGGGGTATGGGCCAGACCCCACGCCACCGTTATTGCTTGTTGACCAATACTGAAGTCCACCGTTATAGCCCGAGTAGACGTAGTTGACCTCGTTATATGAACTCATCACCATGCCACGGGAAACCCCTGTAGCATTCTGGAAAATGGCGTTATAACCCCACATTTTGCGAGGACGACCACGCTGAAAACGAACCCATGAGCCATCGACATAAGACGGCGCATCGAGGATCGTACCGTCCCGTTGAATACCGGGAGGTATCTTCAGCGACAGGACTTGCTTAGTCAAAACATACCTCCGCTAATACCATTCACAACTGTCAACCCCGAGCTATTAAGCGTCATGGCATTTGCACCAGATAGGGCAAAACCGAGCTGACCTGAACCCGGGTGGTAAAAACCGGTGTTTGTATCGCCAGAAAAGTTTAGCGACGGGTTGGTCGCCGAGCCTGAGTTAATTGTCAGCGTGGTTAATGAACTTGCCGCAGCGCTTGAGGCGTTATATACGTTCGTGCCATCACAAATAATAGTAAGCGTCTGGCCTTGGGGTACAGATACTGTTGAGCCTGTCATCGATGAGGTCTTAAAGGTCAACGAGTATGACCCGCTAGTTGAATTCTCAACGTAGTAAATCTGCACCGTAGAAGGCAGAATGACGATCTGGTTGGATGTAAGCGTACCTGTGTAGGTCTGCACGACGTTGGCATATTGCGCAGCCGACAGGGTTAATGTGCCACCAGTCACGCCAATTGCCAACTGCGTGTAAATGAAGTTGTTATTGCGACCATAAGCAAAGGTTGACCATCCGTTCGTGCCGTTGGAAACGATCACCAACGACTCGGTCGGGTTGATTTGCTTATTAGAATTGCCGTCAATCGTATCGGTGCCGGATGGCGTCAAAGTGAGCGTACCCGTGCCGCCGTTTCTTAGGGCAACAAACCAGCCATTACCTATGCCTGCCGATGCACTTGATGGGAATGTAATCGTTCCTACACCGCCCGTCCAAACCAAAAACTGGGACTGATAAGTTGAAGTAAGGCTTGTGCTTGAAGCGATTGTGCCTTCATAGAAAACCGTATTAAGCGTGTTGCCAATAGCCTCAAGACCGTAACCTGCAAGCGCAGCAGCGCTAGACGATGAGCCGCTTGCATTAAATCCGATGCTTGACCAAATTCCATTTATCGTGGAGTTATCGGTCAGGAATACATACTGCGCTAGCGTGGAGTTCACGACAATAATAGTATTGCCTGAGTTGTCCGTTACTGTGAAAGGAATCGTACCGACGTTCTCAATTAAGACCGCTTGACCAGTAGACACCTGATTAGCCGGTGGCATGAGCAGATCAAGCCCTACGGCAGTTGCCGTCACCTGCATAATTGCCGCAACGGTAGGCGTGTCAGTGGTGTATGAGCTGTTGATAGGCCAGTTAAGCACTGTGCTCGTCGATATTGTCAGCGCCTCATAGCCCACCTGTGAAGGGCTAATGGTCTGACCGGTCAATGGATTAACGTATGACGTCATAATTACCTCTAGGAATCCACAGCGATAGCCGATCTGTCGCCCACACGAGCCACGTCTTCTGCTTTCAAGGCTTGCATCGCCACGTCGTATTTTTGTTGGAATAACTGCAATCGAGCATCGTTTGTGACGTAAATAGATGCTTGTAAAAGCGTGCCAAATAACATCGCATTTGGCGCATTATTGGTCAGCCAATTCGTCTGATTCGTTGAAGACAGTGGTTGCAGACGCTGATAAACCAAGACTTCAAATTGGTAAGCTTGGTCAGGGATTGGTGAAACATACCAGTTATCATAGTCATAATCCCCATAATATAAGGGTAAACCCGATGGGCTTTCTGCGTTGTAATTGGTAAGGTATTCGTACTTTCTAAGGTACACCGGAACACGTTCACCCGTGGAGTCAACAACGCTCATGGACACAGTTTTGCGCCAACGCGCGGGCTTGGGGATAACCGGATTATTCGGTTCCATATAACCCTGCGCGACTTCAATTTGACCGAGCGTCTTGATCTGCTGGGCAATTTCAAACTCAGCTAGGGTAATAAATGTGGGGATTTGCTGAACGACAGAGGCGTC